CCCGCTCAGCCATGAGGGTGGCGGTGTCGATCGGGTTGGCCTCGGTGCGTGTGGTGGGGATGACCCAGAAGCGGCGGTTGCCGGTGTCGTCGACGAGGAAGCCGGTCTGGCGGTTGGTGGAGCCCACGATGATGCCGCGGCGCGGGAAGGCCTCAGTGGCCTTGCCATAGGGCACGCGGAAGAGGTCGGTGCCCTGCGTGAGGAAGGCCTTGACGACGCCGGCGTGCTTGCGACCCATGATGTGGTCGAGCTCGGCCCACTCCATGATCCAGGAGCGGTGCAACACCATAAGGCTGTCCTTTGAGCTGATGTCCCCGAGGGCATCGGAAAAGAAGGCGCCACCGAGGGCTGACCAGAAGGAGGACTTGCGAGCGCCTTGATCACCCATGAGGACGCAGGCCGTGTCGTGCTTGCAGCCGGGCTCGAAGGCGCGGCGGACGGCGCCGATGAGCGTGCAGCGGATCATGTGGTCGTAGAGGGTCTGCCCGCCAGCGGCGATGTCTTCGGGGCGTAGGTAGGCGGTGGCGAGGCCGCCGATGTAGGCGGGCTCCACCGTGGCCTCGACGTGCTCTAGGTATTCGGTGACCGGGTTGTAGGGGTTCTCGCGGGCAACCTGGATGAGGCAGTCGAGAGACAGCTCCTTGGAGGCCTTGTAGCCGCGCTCGGCAAGGGAGAGGTAGAAGCGCTCAGCGCCTTCGATGTCGCGGCCGTCGAGCTCGATTAGCTGGGAGAAGGTGTTGTAGCGGATGCGGCCGCCTTGGGCCTGCATGCGGAGCATGGCGAGGAGCTCACCTGCTTCGAGCTTCTGCGGCTTGGCGAAGGTGGGCGCGTAGGGCTCCGGTGGATCGGGGGGAGCTGCGGCGGTGGATTGAGGGGAGCTCTGCGCCGATCGAGGGGATCTGGCGGGCGGCGGCAGGAGCGGCCTGGAGGCGCGGGTGTGGAAGGCAAGACGCTGGAGCAGCTTCTCCAGGGGCGTGCCTGGGTGTGGGTTGCGGCCGTCTGCGCCATCGAACCGAGCCCAGGCCTTCTTCTCATCGAAGTCGCGGGCCTTGGTGCGTGCTGCGCTGATGTGGATGGCGAAGGCGGCTGATGCGGTGAGGTCGGCGCGGACGCCCTGGGCCTGCAGCCATGCCTCGGTGCCGCGCAGATCGAGCGCGAGGCGAAGCTGATCATCGTTCCAGCTGCCGGGCGTGCCGCCGGACTCGACCAGCTCGCGGCTGTCGCGGGTGATGAAGTCGAGGAGGGGCACATCACCGGCCGCCGGCGGTGGCGGCATGGGTGTGGCCGCGGCGGTGAACAGCGGCTCGGGCTCGGGCTCGGGTTGATCGAGCATCAGCTCGATTAGCACCAGGGGAGCATCGGCGAGGGGTTGCTCAGCGGGGCTGCGGCCCTTGAGCCAGCGGTAGCCGGAGGTGGAGGGATGCGCGCCGATGACGACGGACTGACAGCCGACCCAGCGAAGCTCCAGCTGTTCGGCCTTGCCTTCGGCGTCCTGCTTGCCGGACTTGATGACGTGGCGGCCCTTCATCGCGGCCCAGTATTCGGGCGGGACGCGGTAGACGATCTGAAAGCGTCCGTCGCGGCCGGATGTGACGGCGACGGACTTGGGGAGGTCACGAAGGGGCGCGCCGATGCGCTCGAGGACTTCGGTGGCGCTGATGCCGTCGTGATCGACGAACAGCAGTCCACCGGATGCCGGGCCGGCGATCACGCCGACGGCCTTGGCGCGGCCGGCCTGGATCTCAGCTGCGGCGGCGGCCTTGTCAAGGGGGTTGTTGGGCCAGTCGGTCTGGTAGGGGCGCTTGTTGTTGCCGACGGCGACGAGGGCCCAGTCATCAGGGAGGCCCTGGAGGAGCTGCAGGAGATCCGCCATGCTCAACCGGCCTCATGGAGGAGGTTGCGGATGCGCTGCAGTTCAGCGATGCACTGGCGTGCTGCGCGTTGGGTGTAGCGCTGCTCGCGTGGCAGGAGGTCGGGGTCGTCGTGGCGGATGGTGAGCCATGCCTGGAGCTGATCAGAGCGGGCGTCAAGCCAGCGGTGAATGCGCTCGCGCTCGTGCTGCTGTCCGGCGCGGAAGGCGTCGGAGTCGGAGAGATCAAGGGGGTGGCTCATGCGGGATCGTCCTGCCATTGGGGCTCGAGTTCGCAAGCGCCGACGACGTGATCAGGGAAGATTTCCTGCGCGGTGAGCAGGGCATCGGCGCGGTCGTGGGCAAGGAGGCCGATGCGGACCGGTGTGCGGTCAGCGGCGAGTGCGGTGACGGTGAAGGGCTGAAGGGTCATGCGCCCTCCACGGCCAGGGCAGCGCGCTTGACGTAGGAGCGGCACTGGCGGACGACGGCCTCGGCGACGAGGAAGGACCAGTCGTAGTGGCGGATGGCGTAGGTGGCCCAAGTGTCAGCGGTGCGCGCCCAGGCGATCACCAAAGTGTCGGAGGCCGGGTCGCACTTGTGGGCGTCGCGGTAGAGGACGCGAAGGCGTCCGAGGCATTGCTCGGGAGAGAGTGCCATGGGGTGGGTGGCATGGGGACAGGATGACCGTAGAGGCGCTGCCCCACCCGAGCCTGGTTGTTGTTGCAGAGCGTTACAGACCGAGGATGCGGCGGGCGTCGTCGACTGAGCGGGCAACGCCGGCCATGCCGCCGGCCTGCTGGACCATGGTGATGAAGGCGCGCTGCTGCTCGGTGAGGCGGCCCTGGTCCTTGACCTCGATGGCGGTGAACACGGCGAGGGTCTGGCCCACCATGTCGGGTGTGATGGTGACCTGGCGCAGGCCGATGAGGTCTGAGCTGCCTGGGCAGAGGCCGTAGCGGACGAGGCGGCCGGTGGCGTCCTTGAGCGCGCCGGTGTTGTTGCGCCACAGACGGGCCGGCCCGGCGCCGTGCTCCAGGCGGATGGCGTTCTGAACCGCCAGCTCATCCGAACGACCTGCCACCACGCGCCCTCAAGATGTGATCAGTCCAGCCGCGAGAGTAGCCGCGCTCCAGGCGAATGGCCTCCAGCTCCTCGCGGGTGCGGGCCTTGCCGACGGCCTGGCGACGCTGCTGGGCGGCGGCCTGGGCGGTGAGCTCCTGCAGGGTGCCCTCGACCGTCACCAGCTCGCGGCGGGCCGGCGGTGGGAACACGAAGCCGCAGATCGGACATACCGGCTCGGCCGATGACAAGGTGCTGAAGCAGAAATCGCATACCTTGACCGGCAGCGCCTCGCTGGCGGCGCGGCGCTTGCCCTTCTGCCGCCCTTCCAGGCTCCACTCGCGCTGATCGGTCGGCAGGCCATGGCGCAGGCTGTTGCCCACGTGGTCGTTGACGATCGCCCAGCGCTTGCCCGGGGCGGGCCGGAGGACGCGGCCGACCTGCTGGAGGTGGAGGCCCAGGCTGTCGGTGGGCCGGAGCAGGATCGCGCCGGTGACGCTTGGGATGTCGGTGCCCTCGCTGATGATGTCGCAGCTCGTCAGCACCTTCAGCACGCCAGCGCCGAGGTCGTTGATCAGCCGGCGACGCTCGCCGCGGTCCATCGCGCCATCCAGCCGTGCGGCGGCGATGCCCTGGGAGCGGAAGGCCTCGGCCAGCGCATCAGCGTGGGCCACGGAGCAGCAGAAGGCGATGGCGGTGCCGTTGTGCTCTGGCTCGATCGTGCGCCGGTAGTGGCTCACGGCGTCACCCATGGCCTGGCCCTGGCGGAGGATCTCGTCAGAGTCATGGCGGCCCTTGGCGGTGTCGAACCGGCGGATCGCCGACAGGTCGATGCCAGGCGGGGCGAACACCCGGGCGGCCACGAGGAAGCCCTGCTCGGTGAGCCAGCCGGCGTCGGGCCCCTCGATCAGGGTCTCGAACTGATCGCCCAGGCCGCGGCCATCAAGGCGCTCGGGTGTCGCGGTGACGCCGAGGACGTGGCCGCCTTGGTGATGCTCCAGCACCTTGGCCCAGGTGCCGGCGACGGCATGGTGGGCCTCATCGACGATCAGCAGCTGGAAGAAGCCGGCCGGGATCTGGTGGAGCCGCCGGGCCAAGGTCTGGACGCTGGCCACCTGAACCGTGTGGCTGAGGTCCTGGCGGTAGCCGGCGGCGATGACGCCGTGGTTGCAGCCGATGGCGTGGAGGGAGCGGCTGGACTGATCGACCAACTCCTGGCGGTGGACGAGGATGCAGATGCGGGAGCCGCGCATGGCAGCGCGCTCGGCGATGTGGGTGAAGACCACGGTCTTGCCGCCACCGGTCGGGAGGACGAACAGCGCACGGCGGCAGCCGGCCTGATAGGAGCCTCGGATCTCGGCGACGGCCTGCTGTTGGTAGGGGCGGAGAGTGACCTGCATAGGCCCAACGGTAGGGGTTGACGTGGCCTTGAGGATGGCAGATTATCCCGCGAAATCAATGCTTTGTGAAGGTATGTGACGGGATGCAGCGGGAAGCGGAAGTAAGGGCCGGGAAGGCGGTAGGGTCAGGCCTGACCACGCAATCCACAGGATGGATGCCTGACCTCACCCATCACCCAGGCCTCACGAACGAGGCCTATCACGCGCTGAAGGCGGTCTCGCCCAGCCAGATCAAGGTGCTCGGGCGCAGCCCCCTGCACTACTACGACCAGTTCCTGGCAGAGGACCGCGAGAAGCGGGAGCCGACGCCGGCCATGCTGATGGGCACCGCCCTCCACACGGCGGTGCTGGAGCCTGAGCTCTGGGACACCACCATCGCGGTGCCGCCGCACAGCTTCGACCGCCGGACCAAGGTCGGCAAGGAGCTGGCCGCCGAGTTCGAGCGAAAGGCGGCCGGGAAGATCGTGCTGTCGCCCGACGATGCGGACCAGGTGCGCCGCATGGCGGACCAGGTGCGGAAGCACCCGGCGGCTGGCTTCCTGCTGGAGCTCCCAGGCCGGCGCGAAGCGTCCTACACGTGGGAGGATCCCCAGACGGGCCTCGCCTGCAAGACCAGGCCGGACTGGCACTCGGAAGACAGGAGGATCGTGGTGGACGTGAAGACCACCCGTGACGCGAGCCGGGTGGAGTTCGCCAAGAGCATCGCCAACCTGGACTATCACGTCCAGGCGGCATGGAACCAGGACGCGCTCGGTGCCGAGCAGTTCATCACGATCGCGGTGGAGAACGTGCGGCCCTTCGCTGTGGCGGTCTACCCCGCGAGCGGGGCGATGATCGCCGCCGGCCAGCGCCGGATTGAGGCTGCCATGGCGCTGCTGGCCGAGTGCCATGCCAACGGCATCTGGCCGGGCTATGGCGACCTGGTGCAGGAGCCGATCGAGCTGCCGGGGTGGTGCCGTGACTGAGCTCTTCACCTTCTGGCTGGCAGGCTTTTGCACCGGCGCGGCCTTTACTGGCGGCCTGGCCGGCTGGTTTCGCCTCCGCATGGGCCCTCCCAGGGGTAGCAATGGCAACTGCGTCCCTATGCCGCCCAGCACTCCGGCCCCTGGCATGCGCCGCGTCTATTACGACATGCCCTCAACCATCGCCGAGTGCGGCGGCCCCTGCTCATTCGGTGGCCCTGAGCTCTGCGACTGCGGCGCGCTCTGGCGCGATGTGCCCACCAAGCCTCAGTTCCCCTCACCCCGGGTCATCCCCGGAGACACCCCATGACCGAATCCACAGCCCTCACGACCACGACCCAGCAGCAAGCCCCCGGTGCACTGAGCTTCCTGCACGATGGTGCAGCGTTCGAGCACCTCTGGCGCGTCGCCAAGGCCTTCAGCCTGTCCGGCATGGTGCCGGGCCACTTCCAGGGCAAGCCCGAGAGCTGCATGGTCGCCCTGATGTATGCCCAACAGCTGGGTGAGCATCCGATGGTGATGTTCCAGGAGGTGACCGTGATCAACGGCCGCCCTGGAACCAGCGCCAGGTTCGCCATCAGCCGCGCCAACAAGAGCAACTTGCTCCAGGGCCCGATCACATGGAAGAGCAAGGGCCAGGGTGACGCCCTGGAGGTGACCGCCTCCGCGGTGATGAAGGAGACCGGCGAGGTGATCACCGCCACGGTGACGATGAAGGAGGCCGCGGCCGACGGCTGGACCCGCAACCCGAAGTACAAGTCGATCCCAGAGCAGATGCTGCGGTGGCGCGCTGCGACCCGGCTGATCAACCTCTACATGCCCGAGGTGCTGTTCGGCCTGGGCGTGCGCGAGGAGGTCGAGGTGCGGCCGGTGACGGTGCGCGAGGAGCCGGCCACCGGCGGCAGTGTCGTTGCTGAGCTGAACCAGCAGATCGCCGCAGCTGCCACGGTTCCGCCTGAACCGGAAGCGGCACCACCGGAGGCCGTGCAGGCTGAGATCGTGACCGAGCCCGTGGCCGATGATCCATTCTGATGATGCCTTCTTGACCTCTGCCCAGCTCGCCCAGCGCTGGCACCTGCGCCCGCAGACGCTGGCCAACTGGCGATCACTGGGCAAAGGGCCGCCATTCATCCGCACAGGAAGAGTGGGCTCTGGCGTGCTGTATCCGATCGAAGCCGTCTTGGCTTTTGAGAAGCTGGCGCCGGAGTGGCTTACCTATGTCACACGCAAATCACAATCCTGATCAACGACATGAGTGCTGAACTGATCAACATCGTCGCCACCGTGATGCGCGCATCGAGCCATCGGTTCGTGGGCCGTCTCGGTGGCGACCCTGAGGTGCGCTACCTGGACTCTGGCAAGGCTGTGGCGAACGGCCGGATCGCCGTCAACATCCCTGGCTCGAAGCAGGGCGACGGCAAGGCGCCGGACTGGTTCAAGGTGGAGGTCTGGGGAGAGGAGGCCCAGGCCTTCGCCGACCAGTGCCGCAAGGGCGACCTGGTGGAGGTGATCGGCCGGGTGAGGACGAACCGCTGGACGGATGGCCAGGGTCAACCGCGCCTTGATCTGATCGTGACGGCTGATGCGTGGTCGCTGGTGCGGTCATCTGGCCAAGCCGCTGGTGCCGCTCCTGCTGCGCCAGCGCCGATGCCCGCTGCAGTTGCGCCGGCCCCGCATCTTGCCGCGGTCGCGCCGGTCGCCGAGAACGACATCCCGTTCTGACGTGATCGAGCCAGTCTTCCTGGCTCACCTGCGCCAGCACCATCGCGCTGAGATGGTGCTGGTCATGGTGCAGCTGGAGCAGGTATGCCCCGGATGGTGGGAGCAGTTGTCGGATCTGGCTGAGCAGTTGGGCACCGATCGAGCGACGCTGAACCGCAGCCTGCGCGCCCTTGAGGATCGCGGGCTGATCCGGCGGTGCTCGATCAGCAACCGATCGGGCACATGGATCTGGTGGGTGAAGCGCCACGCCACCGATGGCCCCAGGTTGGAAGATGAGCCAGCTTGGCTGCTGCGGTGCCGGTCGACCAAAACAACCATCCGGCTGCCGGTGTCGCGCCGGCGTGAGTGGGCGCAGAAGCGGGGCGTGCCGGTCAGCACGCTCTGCGGGTTCCTGTACGGGCGCCAGCAGGTGCTGATGGGCCGGTGGCGTGTGATTAGCTCACCATGGGATTGTGAAGCTATGTGACAGCACCACCGCAACCGGCTGGTGCTGCGCCGATGATGACCGCAGGGCGGAGACGCCCGAACCCCATGAAAGCCATTGCCCTTCTGTTCCTGGCCCTCTGGGCCATCGTCCATCTACCCCCGACCAACCATGAACACCATCAAGTCCATCGCCCTGTCCGACTGGGGCCCGCACATTGAACGCGCCGCGCGGCTGACCGCTGCGGTGGTCGCGTTCGCCGCCACACTGCTGGTGCTGGCTGCTGAGCTGGCCTACGACCTGGGCCGGCTGACTCGCCAGGCGCTCGAGGCCCGCAATGACGAGCTGGCCACCGCCTGGAGCACCCTGCTGGTGGGCGTCACCCCTGAGCCGGTCGTCGTGCCGGTGCCGGCCATCGCTCCGGCCCCGGCCCCGGCTCCCGCTCGCCGCAGCCGCAAGGGCAGCAGGAAGGCCCGCGCATGATCCGCCGCATCACCCTTGCCGCGGCCCTGCTTCTGCAGGGCCCGGCCCTCGCGCATCACGCCGGCCGGCCGGTGACAGCCACGGTCTATCACCAGGAGTTCAACGGCGGCCCGGCCTACTGCGGCGGCATCTACCGCCACTGGGGCGTGTCGGCCGCCCATCCTTGGCTGCCCTGCGGCACCCGCGTCACGGTGCGCCACGGCAGCCGGGTGCTGACGGTGCCGGTCACCGACCGCTGCGACTGCAACAGCCTCGATCTCTCAGCTGGCGCTGCTTGGCGTCTCGGTGTGCCGCTCGACGGCATCGCCCAGGTGCGCATCAGCTATTGAATTGGTTGGCCGGTGGCGGGTCCTCACGCGGTGTCCGCCTCACCGCTGCCGGCCGCAGCGGACTGCCCATCGATCAAACAATGGAGCCCAAATCGTACCCCAGCACCATGACCATCGAAGAAGCCATCCAAGCCAAGGAGCAGCTGCTGCGCACCTTCGCCGATGCGGCGAACGCCTTCAGCCGCGCCACTGGGCTGACGATCGCTGGCATGACATTCACCGCGCTTGAGCAGCCGAACAGCGCTCCTCGTTACGTCTTCGACGCGGACGTCAAACTGTGACCACCCGGGTCGGCCCCACCCGTAAGGGCGGGCACCGCTGCAGTCAGTACGTGGGGTGCTGGCTGCCGTAGCTGGCGGCATCGGAGGCCCGGACCCTTCTCTCATCCTTGCCATGTTCTCTCCCGATCAGGTGCGGCAGGTTCTGCTGTCGTTCGAGCTGGGCAATACCGCGATGGCCAAGGAGCTGGGCGGCTGTTCACGCGAGGCGGTGCGGCAGGTGCGCCAGGGGCTCAGCTACCGCGACGTGCATCCTGAGATCCCACGCTGGCATCGCCGCCGCTACCTCGCGCCGACGGCTGAGCACAGCTGCGAGCGGTGCCAGCACTGGCGCGACGGAGCATGTGACCTGGAGTTCCCGGACCCAGCTGAGGAAGGCCTGGGCTTTGCGGCTGAGTGCTGCTGCTACTCGCCCGAGCGCAGCCAGGCGATCAGCGACGCCTGAGCATCGGCGCACCAGAACGGCTGCAGCCTCCACCAGCTGAACACTTCGCGGTGGGACTTGAGGCGGTTACAGCGCAGGCAGGCCGGCACCAAGTTCGCCCGCACCGTGAGGCCGCCTCTGGCCTTGGGGTGGACGTGATCGAGGCTCTGAGCCGGCTGGCCGCAGTAGGCGCAGCGATGAGCCCAGGCGCTGAAGATCGACTGGCGGAAGCTGATGCGGGCCTGTCTGGCGGACACCAGCTTGGTGCCGTCGATCCGGGCCTGCATGGGCGCATGGCTGCTGCGGGGATGCTAGGCGGAATGACTGTGTGAAGGTTTGTTGCACGGCCGTGGTCATGGGGCAGTGCAGCGGGGATGATTGGCTCACGAGGGCGGAGACGCCCCGCCACCCCCCATCGGTTCACTTCAATGGTTACCAAGCTCAGCAAAGAAGGCCACATGCTCATGACTTGGACTCATGCGCAAGGATCCTCGGTTCAGGTTTACCGCGAAGTCGGCACCAACGGTCAAGACGACAAAGGCGCAATCCTGGCTCACCGCGATCTTCCCGCTGCTGCCACTGCAGACGACATCTTTCGGGCAATCTCCGAAGTCCTCGCCGTCACCACCGCCTGACCCCCACGGCCCGCCGGGGGCCCACCCCGGCACCCATCGCACCCATCACCATGCGAACCCTCGCCATCCTCGCCATCGTCACCGGCCTCGCCGGTGCCTTCTGGTATTGCCTCACCACCACGCTGGATGACATGACCCGCGCTGACTGCAATGCTGGGGTCGTCGCCGCTTGCCAGGCGCTGAAGCAGCCATGAGAACCCACCGCCGGGGCCAGCGCTACGAACGCGGCCAGAAGGTCTACATCCTCGGCTGGGGCGTGCTCGACACCGCCACCGTCACCGGTGTTCTCACCATCCGTGGCTGGCCCTACTACGAGGTGCTGGCCACCAACGACGCCAGCGTCTGGCTGGTGCCGCGCCTCCACTGCTCAACCATCCCTCTCCCTGTCCTGTGAAGCACTACTACCTTCGCCGCGGCCGCGCTTGGATCTGCGCACCGGCCGGCACTGATCAAGCTGCACCGTTCGCCGCCGGGCTGACGGTCGACACCGATGCTGACGCCGCCTGGCTGACGCCATCGCTCGACCTCGCGCATGAGCGCCAGGCGCTGCTGCGTCACGTCCATGGATGGTCCACTGAGATCAGGGCATGCGCCGCGACCGCCTGAACCTGCAGGGTGGGATGAGCATCGAGACCGGCCGCGACATCAACGGCCGGTTCTTCATCGCTCACGCCCGCAGCGCTGCCGTCTGGACCCGCTGCCCGCGCGAGCTGCGGCGGTTCCTCAGGCTGAAGGGCAGCACCACCAGCAGGGCAGCCCTGGACAGCTGGCTGGATAGCCTGCAGGCCACCGACGCCGAGCGAGCCGAGCCATCCCGCGCTGAAGTGCTCGCCACCGGCTTCGGGCCTGAGTGCCACCTGGATGAGACCGACCCAAACCACAACACCCGGACTGTGATCTGATGGACATCACCGAGACCCTGCAGGAGCGGGGCAAGCGCTATGGCAAGTTCACTTGGCATGCCGAATGCACTCAAGATCTGAAGCAGATCATCAATAGTCATTTGCATCTGCGCCGAAAAGCGCTGGCCCATGATCAGCAGGAGGCCCTGGACATGATCTGCCACAAGATTGGCAGGATCATCAACGGAGACCCCGACTATGCCGACAGCTGGCACGACATCGCCGGCTACGCCCAGCTGGTAGCCGATCGCCTCAACGGAACCGAACGATGAACAACTGCGACCCCACCCAGCAGCAGGCGGTGCAAGACCGCCTCGAAGCGCTCTACGAAGCCGACGGCCGGCACGACCCGGCGCATCCGATGCACGCGCTCTACACCGGCCTCGCCCAAGCTGCCCATTCCGCCCCATCGCAGCCCGCACCCCCAGCCGATGGTGAGGTGGCGGAGCTGACTGGCCAGCTGATCGAAGCAGCGAACGGTGCCGCTGCGATGGGATGGGATCAACACGCCCGGAGCATCCTCCGCGCCGCCGAGCTGCTGCAGCGGCCAATGGCGGATCTCTCTCCCACCGCCTATGCGCTCCTCACCCTCGCCGCCGAACTCGAATCATGAGCATCCTTGCTGACTGGCAGATCACCGCACGCTGCAACGGCGGCATGGTGACGCCCTTTGATCCAGCGCTGGTCAACCCGGCGTCGCTGGATGTGCGCCTCGGCGACACGCTGCTGATCGAGTCCGCTGTGGACGACGTGATGGTGCCCTACCCACTCGCCGGCCACACGCAGGAGAACCCCTACCTGCTCAAGCCGGGACAGTTCGTGCTGGCCCACACGATCGAGAGGTTCCACTTGCCGGATGACATCGCCGCGCAGTTCATGCTCAAGTCCTCCCGCGCCAGGAGCGGGCTCGAACACCTTATGGCCGGCTACTGCGACCCCGGCTGGCACGGCTCAGTCCTCACCCTGGAACTGCACAACAGCCGCCAGCTGCATCCGGTCGCCCTGTGGCCGGGCATGAAGATCGGTCAGATGGTGTTTCACCAGATGGCCGCCACGCCCCAGCGCAGCTATGCGGTCACCGGCCGCTACAACGGGGATGCCACCGTGCAGGGGAGCAGGGGATGATGACGGACTTCCGCGCCTTGTGCGCTGAGCTGACGGCATGGGCGGAGAAGACATCAGCCCACTATTTCCAGCCGCCTGATGTGCTGCTTCGCGCCCGCGCCGCCTTGGCAGATGGACCGGCTGTGCCGCAAGGCAGGGAGCCGGCCGCTGTCATCACTGAGCCTAGCGATGAGGAGTGGGACGCACTGGTAGAGCGCGTCTGGGACAAATACCAAACGGTTGGCTATCAAGGCGAACGGTTTATGTATGACGGCGATTTT